TCATTCCCTACTGTTAAGAGTTTTGCTAATAATCCGTTTATAAAATAACCGTTGGTTAATTGGGATGTTCACGCTTTTAATCTCTTTAATATAATTAATCGCAACATTGGTTTCCTTTTCTTTTCTCAGTCGGTCGGATTAGATTTGGTTTAAAACATATTACCCGATCAATTATAAAGCTAATTTACTAATAAAATATAATACCAGACAAATTTTATAAAGTTTTTTTTATTTACCTCTGTTATAATATGTAGTATTTCCCAGAGTGATTTACAGATAATTTATTTAAACATAGATAACGGACTGCGTCAACTAAATGATCGTTAATCTTTACCGGAGTGTTTAAAACGTCTCCGTTCTTATCTGTTGTCCATTTATAGCTTCTAAACTCTTTTATTGCGTTGGTACTATCTTTTGTTATATTAAGCTTATAACGTCTCATTATATCAATTCCTAAGTGTATTCCCGCACCTTTCTTAGCCGGTTTGATATTAAACCCTTGACGATAAATTTCTTCAATTGATTTTGGTTCTGCAGAATCTCCAATAATTTCAGCTTGTCTGCTTATTCCAAAGTCTTTAAGCTTATTAGCAAGATCAGTGTTTGTCAATCTTTTTTCGTATAACAATTCTCTAATATATAAACTATCATCTAATAACCTAACCTCAGCTAATGCCGTTGGACTGTTTGTAAATCCAAAATCTAAACCATAACCAATTAAACGTCCTTGAACATCATCAACTAAATTAAAGTCTCTAAATATCATTGTTTGGACAGTACCGATTTCCCCCATTCCATAAACACGCCAATAATCTGGATCTAAATCCTTTAATCTTTCTATTTCTGCAATCGTGTCTTTGTCTAAAAATGGATTTGCTAAATAAGTAGATTTAATAAATGTGCAATCATCTCTTGTTACAACTTTTTCATATATCCAAGAATAAGGATCAGACGGATTATAATCTAAATAAATTTGTTCTGTTGTCCTCAGTATTAGTTGTTGCCAATCTTCATACATAAATTCATTGGCTTCATTGCACCATAAATAATTCCTTTTACGTCCTCTTATTTTGGTCGGTTGATCTACTGAAATAAATTCAATTAAATTACCATTAAGCGCATAAGACAGGTTTGATTTATTGTGGTTTTCTTCTTTGTATAATTCTAATTCTTTTAAGATATTAATTACGTCACGGTATGCCGTACCCTTTAATGCCGGTAATGTTTTACGACAAATTGTAAATGTCTTTCCTGTTTCTTGAAGCGCTTTAATTATAAATAATTGACAAAGCGAATAAGTCTTAGAACTTCTTGTCCCCCCCTGAAGACAAGTAATTCTTGTATCAGACTTAAACGCCTTATCAAAAACATTAGTTGTTTTAATCTTTATTTGTGTCAATTACTTCAATTTTAATATCGGTTATTGCTTTACCTCCGGAAGTTATATCTAATTCGCTTTTATCCGTGTAGCCTCTTTGCTTCCCTTTGGTCTTTAAATAAAATATAGTTGCAGTTGTGTTATTGTCAGCTATTTGATTATGTAATTTACTTTCCGCAAAATCTAATGCAACATTCTGTAATTCGTCTACTTTCTTTTTGAATTCCTTATCGTTATTATACCAATCGTAATAAGTGGTTCTTCCAATTCCTACGGTTTTACAAGCTGATGTAACAACTCCTAAAGACTTTTCTAAGGCTTCAATTAATGCGTTCTTTTTTATGTGTTCGGTTTTGTTCATTATCTGATTAAGTTTAAAATGTATTCTTTTGCCTTAATACTATCTTCATTAGTATTGTTATTTAACAAAACTACATTATTATTATCTAATATGTTCTTTATCTTAGTTTCCTTAGCCTTTTTAAATTGATTTGATTGTGTATCTTGTCTAATATGATGTCTTTGTTCAATAATGTCCTCATCTACTTTTAAAACAATTATTTCGCAATCTACTTTATTAAATAGACTTTGATTAAATAAACGGTCTCCCTCAAATATAATTTTATGCTCAGGTATTTTATTTATAAATTCAATAAAGTCTGGTTGTGTAGCCATTGATAACTTATCTGTTCCGGTAAAAACAGAGTTATCATAAATTCCAATTATATATATTTTTTTATCTATATTATAAAGACCTCTTACAAGCTTATATTTAAAAGTCTTTAAAGGCATACACTCTTTAATAATTTCTTTCATTAAGGTTGATTTCCCCGTTGCCGGAACACCTCCTATTGCGATAATTCTTTTAGCCATTTTTTATTATAAGTTTCGTTTCTAAATTGCCATAAAACAGACCAATCAACACCCTGAGTTATATTGCTTTGCATTTTCTCTATCTCTTTTTTTTGTCGGTCTATATAATAACCAATATACCGTTTTCCTTTTTTAAACTTTTTATATGCGCATAAAGTGGTTTCAATGTTCCATATATTTTTATGCTCAATATCTAATTGCTGAATCTCTTTTTTTAATTCTTTAAATTTATATTGTAAATAGTTTATTTGTTTATTAGTAAGTTTCTTATCGTTTCCGTGAGTGTCTAATTCATAATGTCCTAAATGATAAACTAAACCATTACGACAACTTTCAGCGTTTTTTAAATCTAAATAAGTAGGTTCAAATTCATATCCTGTTAAAACGTGTATCATTTCTAAATAAATAAACATCGTAAACCGTCCAAAGTTTTTTATTTGTGATAGGTCATTATAACAATTATCATACGTGGTTTGCTTAGTAGGTTGTTTTAAAGACTTAAAATAATCCTCTTGTGATCTATTTCCTAAAAGGCTTTTATAACTTGTAAAAGTTTCTACGAATTTATTTTGAGATTTTATTCTTAGTCTGTCAGTTTGAAATAAAGTATTTTGTTTGTTGTTATTCCACCACTGTTGCAACCTTTCAACGTCTACATTTTCATAATCAGGAAATTCATTATAAACATAATAAACCATCGTTGCAGAATAACACGTTCCAAATAAAAACGCTAACCAATACCGTTGTTCTATATTTAATTCAAATCGGTCTGCAACATATTTCAAACAATCATTGCTTGGATCTATGTCCTTAGCCTTAGATGAATTTATATGATATTCTATGAATTCCACCAAATGTTCTGTTTTACTCCGGCTTTAGTTTGAGTTGTACCGGCTTTAGTCATTCCCATTGCTAAATAAAAGGCATTACCAATGTCGTTATCCTGATTACATTTTAACATTGTTGGTTTAGGTAAATGATTAAACAATAATCTTCCTGCGCCTCTCTGAGTGCTATTTACATCAACCCCAATTTCATACAATACATTAGCTTTATATTTTTTAGAATATCCATAACGCATAAATGCAATATCTTCTATTACAACGTAATTATATGTTGTGCCTCCCTCAAGATATTTATCCCAGATCCAAAATAAATTAAATCCTCCAATTTCTTTTTTATGTTGCTTATGTAATATCTTAATTAATTCAGCATCATTTTCTGTTGCGTTTCTAATTTTCATATATTATATTAGGTTTTAATTCTGTTGGCTCAAAGTCTTTATTCACTCTTTTAAATATATCCTGAGTTGAAGCGTAATATAAAGCGTTGTTATAACGCAATTTCCAAAGTGGTCTAAACTTATTTCTAATTGCTAGTAGTTTGTTATTGCCGTTTAATATAAGTCCTGCAAATGAGCCGTATTGCGTATTACTTACAAAATCTTTTATTTTATCTGGATCGTTTCCGCAAACTTTTATAATTATTTCTCCATCGTTTTCAGTTTCCATTTTTATATTATACTGTTCTTCAATATGTTCTTTTTTACGCATATCTAAAACTCCATTAAAAACTAAAGACATTTTATTTAAATGAATCGGTTGATTGTTTATGTGTTTCTTATAATCTCCACTTGTTGAATAACGATTATGAAATATAATTTTATTTGCTTTAGGTAATTTAATGTCATTTATATTATGATATTTTTTAGTTATAATCTCAGTATCATAATAAGAATAACCAAAACTATGCAAACCCCTTATTTTACTTTGCATTATTAATTTGTGAAGAATTAAATAATTATCTTCAACAGGATTATTACAACTAAAACCAACAACACCGCACATAATTAATTTAGTTTATCTCCCTCCATACGATTTTTAACAATTTCTTTTTCTTCCTCAGTCGTTCCGCAATTAATCATATTTTTACGGTAATACATAACTAAACTAACTCTTGTTGCGTGTTCGTCTATTTTTTTAATTGGAGTGTTGCCGTGCCACTGATGGACATCAACCAATAACAGATCGCAATTCTGTACGTCAAAAGCAACACCCCATTTAGGAACAACAAAATAACCTCCAGAATAACGCCCTTGTCTAAGAACTACTAAATTACCAAATCCTTTTTCAAAATCTCCTTTGTCAGTATGTAATGCCGTTTGCCAATTTTTGTTTACCGTGACAGTTGTAAATGCAGTATTTTTAATTACATAATCTTGAGAAGTTTTATCTGCTTCATCTCTTTGTAATTTATAGTGATCCGGCATTAATTCAGCGTAAGCAGTATCAACAAATTTAATGATTGGATAAGCTTCCTTATATTTAGAAAACTGTTTTTCATTAAATGCCGTTTGTCTGCAATATGGTGTTCTTGGTGTCCTGTCAAAATATCCTATTATGCCTGATCTAACCTCATTTTGTTCAAACGCTAAATTAGTATTACTAACTGTTCCGTCCTTTTTAATCATTTTACGACTAAAATTACCGTGCTCATCTGAATTACCTGCGCTAATGGTTCTATTCCTAGTGTTTACGCTAACACTTTTTAAACTTTCATAAGCTTTTTCTGCTATGTTTCCCGGTATTATTTTCTTTCTAAATTTAGCTATGCATTTCCCTGTTTCTTCACAATATACGTCAGCGTTATGCGTTATTAAAGTGTTGTAATCTTTTTCCTCTAATAAATTACCTTTTAGCCTAAGCGCTTCTTCATCCGTTAAACGTGGTTTTAAAATATGCTTTTTAATCATTTCTTTTTTCGTTATAATAATACTCCACTAATTTATAAATAGTGTCAGTTAAATTATCAGTGTCAAAATCTGATCTCAATTCTAATTCCCATTGTTTGAATTTAGGCTCTGTTTCAGTGGTTAAAAATAATTGAACCATTTTTACGTGCGAGTTTTCTAAATCATCTTCCGGATAATCATAATCTCCCGTGTCTTCTATATCATTATCAAACTCAAGTTTATCTTCCCATTTAGGAATATCAAGTCCCCAATCTTTTAAATCTTGAATCTCCCATTCATTTGCAAGTAAATCCCAATCCCATTCTCCGAAGCTTGAATTATCTTTTATAATAAATTCTTTTTCTTGTTCCTTAGTTAAATTAGCCACTTGAATATAAACTTCTTTTAAACCGGCTTCAATACAAGCACGAGTTCGCATATTACCTCCTAATACTTCCATTTTTTCATTGACAACAATTGGTCTCAGTTTCAACATTTCCGGGAATGTCTTTATGCTTTTAATAAGTTTTTTAAATTTATAATCCTTAATAACTCTTGGATTCTCAGGATTTAAAATAAGGTCTTTTATATTTACTTTTTTAGTCTTCATAATTCAATTTTTTTTTAAGGTTTATTAATGCATAAATTTGAATGCAAGTGTTTTCTAAATGTTTTATTCTGCAAAACATATTAAAGATATTATCGTGCTCAGCGTTGTTGTGACAATCCCGGCAAACTGCAATTAGATTTTCAATAAAATCTTTCTCCTTTTTTTTACCGAATTTAGATTGTTTAGTTAGATGATGAATGTCAACGGCTTGACCTCCACACATTTCACAAGGAATAAAATCCTGTTCTCCATAATTAAAAAAGTCCATATAAACTTTAGTGTGCGTTTTCATATTTTTTAGGTCTTTTATGCAAATCATCTTTTAATGAAGACAATATAAAATCTCCATTACAAAAACAGCATTTTCCTTTTTTTATTAAACTCATCCTTACACAACTCAAACAAAATCTAAATAACTGATCTTTCATAATTTGCAACTATTTACGTAAACTTCTTCTAATTTCTTTAAAGTCTGATTTATACAACTACTGCAATTAGTCATTTCTTTCCTTGCTTTAAATACTTTATTATAAATCTTTAATAATGATTTTTGTTCTAATTTATTTATCCTCCTGTTTTTTATAGATGGTAAAATTTCTTCGTAAATCTCCATTTCATCCTTAGTAAATGTTCTTGCGTAAGGATATAATTTATTAAGATATTCTTTCCTTTCTTCACATCCACAATCAATTCCGGTTGCTTCACTTATTTTATCAACTATTTTTTTTAATCCTGTTGCTTCAGTAATTTTAGCAATACTATCTCCGAGTCCTTTACTTTTTTTCATTTATTAAAAATTTTTTTACTTTATTAATTGAGTGGTAAATTGTATTACGATTTATTTTAGTGGCTTTGCTAAGACTGTTTAAACTGTGAGAATTATTATAATATAATTTAAATATCTCCACATCAAACCAATGCAAATTTTTAAGTTTATCTTCAATCCAATTTAAACGATCTTCAATAACTTCTTTATCCTTTATGTTATCCGGTCTTGATTTTGTAATTGCATCGTTTATGTCGCTTACTTGATAATCGTAATAACGTTTATATTTTTTAAAATATCTGCTTGTTTTTGAGTGATACTGATTGACCATTATTCTAATTATATACCAACGCATATCTTTATGGTTTATAATTTCGTTTACTTTTTCCTCATCGCATTTATATAATTCTTCAATAACGAAATGTAATAAATCTTCATAATCATTTTCATTAGCTATATTTAAAGCCATTTCTTTTATTTTCTCATAATTCTCAATTAGATATTTATCTAACATATTTTATTTACGTGAGGAACTTTTAGTTGTTTTAATAAATTGTATTCGTATAAACTTATTCTGCTTATATCAATCTCAGCTATATTACTAAAACTTTTGTTCAATTTACTATAAATATAATTTTTTATGTTTTCGTTTTTTTTCAAATCTCTTAAAATAAAACTGAGTGTTGCACCAGAATTAAAGAAAATTATAAACAATAGGTTGTTAATATCTGTGTGATTCCAATGCAATTGCTCGGTTCTTGTATTAAAAAAAGTTGGTTTTATATTTGGATCTTTTAACATATTTAGGATTGTTCGTTGTCTGCATATTCAGACGCTTCTGCGTCAGCTTTATTATGATATGTGTTAATGAATGATCCGTATGCACGATACCATTCCAATTCTGAGGTTAATTTGTCAATTTCATCTTGTTTTATTTTTATGTAAGTAAATTGCATCATAATTTATATTTTAAATAATTATTTATTTCGTTAATCGTTTCGTCTATACCTTTACAAATAGAAGCTTTATAACCCCTCTTTTGCAATTGTCTAATCCATTCTTTTTGTTCTTTAGATGGTCTTCCTGTTTTTGTTTTTAATTCAATTGCTAAGCCGTGATAAATTACATCATTTATTTTAGCTATTTCATAAATAAATAAATCCGGGAAGCCTTTTTTATAACCAGATTTTTTAGCCTTTATTCTTTGGCTCATATGCATTTGATACTGTCCCCCCATAGATCCACAAAATAAAACTTGTTGCAATTCTAAGTATTTACAAACGGCTTTTTGTAATTCATATTCTTTCATATTAAAATATTATTATCATTGAATCGTGCATACCACATTTATTGTCTACAAATTCCCCATTAGAATTATATCCACTAAATTTTAATCTTCGTCTAATAAATCGTATTTCTTTTTTATTTGGTAAAATATGATCGTGAAATATCTTTGTGCTTGTAGATACCGGCAATAACATTACGCATAATTTTCCTTTTTTACTTTCTTCTATAGCTTTTATTATAAATGCTTCTTTTAATTTTCTACTATAAGGAGGGTTTATAAAGTTTCTCTGCTTCCATTCTACTTCTAAACCATTCCAAGACATATCGTGCATATATGGACACGGATCAAAATCAAAATCAAATTCTTTATTTAATTTGTTATAAAAATCTTGAGGTGTTTTCCAATCGTCTTTGTGTTCTAAGTTTCTATTTTTCATTTTTTATATTTTAAAGTGTGTAAAAGTACGTAAAACTACGTAAAATTAAACCTGTTATTTTTTTTTATTCCAAACCATTCCTGCAGATGGAGAATAAGTGCTTACCCAACCGATTGATTTTAAATGGTTATAATACTCTGTTCGCTTGTTCTCGTCCGGTAATTTCCTGCTAAAATTAACGTCCCAATAATCTGGAAATTTTTCTTTATCTTTTTTATTAAAGCCTGAGTTCGCCCAACGCTTCATTCTCCGGTTCAGATCCCAAGTTTTTTCTAATTCCCATCTTTGTTTACTTCCTGACTTATTTAATTCACTCCAATAATCATAAAAATTTTCTTTATCGTCTTTATCAATATCCTTAATTGAATTAATTGCGTTTTTAAACGCAACCATCCTTTCATTAATATTGTTTTTATTTTTACTTTTACTGATACTTTTATTACTACTAATACTAATACTAGCATTGCGGTCGCTTTGCGTTTGCATTGCAGTCGCATTATTCCATCTCTTAGAAGCGTTTTCTTTTGCTTTAGAAGACTTAGTATTTATTTCTTCAAGATGGTTGTTTAAACGCTTAGAATAAAAACAATTTTCTTCAATTACGAATAAATCAAAATCCTCAACAACTGACTTTAGTTTATCTTTATCGCACTGGAGATTAAAAGCTAAAGGCTCATAATCTTGTATACAAAGTTTGTTTTCCTCAGTGAATAGCAACTCTAAAACAGCCCAGAATATGCCGTAAGCCTCTATTCCTAATTTAGATCTCATCCGTATTATTTTATAATCATAAAAGGAGTTTGATTGATGTAAAAAATAAGTTTTTTTCATAATTTTTCTATATATTTTAAAGTTTGTTTTTTTATATAATTCATATCTAACCATTCTAAAATTTCAAAAGCATTTAATATAATGGTTAAATCTTCTCCGTTTTCGTCTGTTCCTGATAATAAAATTTCATTATCTGAGCAAGAGAACGTGTTTATATCGTGTAAATTTTTATATTTCATAATTAATCTTTTCTAAATGTTTCGTGTTCATATCCTTTCCAACAGTCATTGCAACAAAAATCTTCATCTTCATCAATTTCAGTGTCTCCACAATAACCACATAATTTTGGTGCATAATCGCAATGATCTTTACACTCACTGCATAACATAAGATCAGCTAATACAGGTCTTCCGCAACAATCACTTTCTCCAGATTGTATTGGTTGATGTTTTATTATTTTTTCGTTTAAATAATCTTTAAATTCATTAAAAGCTTGTTCCATATTTTCTAATTCTTTCATATTAGTATAATTTATGTTCAGTTATTAATTCTGTTTTATCCATTATTTTAACAAGATCCTGTAATTCTGATAATTGATTCCTTGTAATTTTTAAATAGAAATTATTATCTTTTACATCGTTTGTAGAATTTGAAGAATTTAATCTTTCTAGCCAAAAAACCTCTTTTTCTTTTAGTGATTCTATAAATGTTGTTATTGCAACTCTAGAAACTGAATATTGGTCTAAAGACATTTTAATTTTCTTGTATTGAGTCGGTGTTGATAATTCTGTATTCATAATAATATAATTTTAAATTAATTCTAATTCTGTTAATAATTCTTCTCCGTAAATATATACGAGCATATTTACTGTTTCCTCAGCGTTTGTATAATGTTTACATTCCCCTAAATGAAAATCCTCGTATTCTCTTATTGTTTCCAAAGCCTCAAACGTTGTTATATGATGTTTATCTAACCATTGTTGCGCTTGATAATATCCGATTATATAATAATCCTCATTAAATAAATGATGGTGCAAATCACAGTCAATTGATGGATTGTGATCGTCTTTATTATCATTTATATAAGATGTTAATTCTTCTTTAATACTGTTTTTCATCGTTTTATTCTTTTTAATTATAGCACTAATTTATGCTAATCATCCAATACAAAGCAAGTAAATATAAAAAAAATTTTATATTATTTTGTCCTAACTGATTAGTTTATATAAAAAATAATTTATATATTTAAAATAATTTTGTTTTAAAGAAAAAAAAACGGAGATTTGTATAAATTAAATTTTATGCTTATGAAAAACTATGATTTAAAAAGCAAATTTATGTTAGCTATGTATCAGAATAATTTAAATAGATTACAGTTATCGGAATTAATGGAGGTTAGTTATCCAACTATGCTCAGCAAATTAAATGATCCGGGAACTTTAAAATTGAGTGAAGCTGATAAGCTATGTAAATTGCTAAACATTAACTTAAAAGAATTATTAACTAATTAAAATTATTATATGAAAAAAAGTACAGTAACAAGAGTTGCCGGAAATGGAACTTGGGAGGGAAAATATGGTTTAATGTATAAATTTGAAGTAGAAATGGAGAACGGAGATATTGGAGAAAATTTATCTAAAACTTCTGAATGTAGATTTAAAGAGGGACAGGAAACGGAATACGAATTTGTTGACGGACAATTCCCTAAAATAAAACCCGTAAACACTTTTCAAGGTGGTGGATTTAAAAACAATTCAGATGTTCAAGATAATATAAGATATGCACAAAGCTTAAACATTGCAAATCTTCAATTTTGTCACGGATTAATAACCAAAGAACAAATTGATGAAGTTTCTATTGAATTCTACAATAAGCTGAAAAACGGAAAACCAGAGATTTTACCATTTTAATAACCTTAAAAGCCTCCTTAGAAATAGGGAGGTTTTTTTAATACTATAATTATGAATACAAATTTTAAATTCGGTACGCACAAACAGATTTTGTTTGACTATCTGAGACAAGGAAATAAAATAACAACACGGGATGCAATGTTAGATTTAGGAATTGGAGATCTTCAAGGAGTGATTAGAGACCTTAAAGAAGCCGGAGTTGGTATTAAAGATAAATATATAAGCGTTCCTACAAGATACGGGAAGAACGCAACGGTAAAAGAGTATAAGTTATTTTAATTTAGCCGTAAGACGTTTAAAATGTCTTTTTAACTGTTTTAAATTATAAACCTTATTATGGTCTTTATCGTATTTATATTCAACCTCTAATTTAATAGGTTCGCAATATGTATGAAGTAATTTACTCATAATTTCATTAACAAATTTATTGGTAATTTACCGGATTTGCAAACAACTGAGCATCCAATTGCCGGCTTCTTTCCGGCTTTTGCATAAGCCATTGCATAAGTTTCGTGATCTATTCCGCAACCAACTTGCATTCCGAATACTCTAAACCGTTGTCCAACAAAGTGTTCACAATAAGCCTGAGTATGCAGATGCCCTTGCACCGTGTTCATCATATCGCTTTTAGCTTTGGTTCGTGCCGTTCCTCCCTCTCCGTGCAAATACTGAACATTATCTTTTACATATCTTTCAACGAAATTCCATTGGGGAACTTCTAAGACATCTTTATAACTTTTAATCCACTTACTTGGAATTGAACTTGTTTGAGCCTTACGCATTATTATCCTGTCGTGGTTGCCTAATAAAACCGTTGCAACCGGGAACGCTTTATACCATCTTGCAATTCTGGAGATTGCTAATTCTAATTCGTCTAATCCTCCTAATCCGTCAGCGCTTGTCTCGTGATAACTTGAAAAATGATTATCAATAATATCTCCAATAAAAATAACCTCTGTACAATTATATTCATTGAATTTTTCAATACAAAAATCTAAATAAGAATCTAAACAAAAAGGCTCGTGCAAATCTCCTATTATCAGCACGTTATTATATCCAAAGCCATCAGATTTACGACACTCTTTTATAAGATCGTGTTCGGTTTCTGTTAGTCTAAGTCTATAATTTTTTTTCAAGCATTACATTTTTTACCGCACTTCCTATCCTCAAACATTGATAAACATAAAGGTAATACACCTATAAAACACAATACAACCCCCTCCCAAGTTATCGAACCATTCATTGCAGTTATTGAATAAGTAACAATAACACTTCCAATTGTTCTTTTAGCAGACCACCTTTTTAAGTCTCCAAATTTTTTATCTTTAAATATGGTCGTTATGTCCAGACCTTTTAGAATTTTATTCATCGTGTGTTCCTCCTCCTTTTTTATAATTAGGTATTATTGCATTAAAAATACTATCTAACCAACTAAATACTTTGTTATCTTCCTCAGTCGGTGTAAGGTTAATAATTATCTTAATAAAAGCCATTAAACCAATTATTAATTCTAACCAATTTTGTGATATAAATTCGCCCATAATTTTTAATTTTTAAATCTGTATTTTGTTTTATTATTTTTATCTTTATAAGCAACTAAAACTTGCTTACGATTTCCTGTTATTTTATAACTTAAATGTACCCAATCAGGAAAAATTGGATCGCATTCTTTTGTTCCGTCTCCATATTCTAAAATGCATTGATCAAAATCTAAATTTAAATCAATCAGAGTTTGGAAAATCATTATATTATCAATTTTACCACGTTTAACATAAATTAAATCCACTGCCTCACATTCGCAATGCTGACTTCCTTTGTTGTGTCCGGTAATAATCTTGTTTAATTCTTTACTGCGAAAGCCACTTGACACCCTTAGAACCCCTAAACGTTCCCGCAGTGGTTGTAATAATGCAGTGGCTAAAATTCGCAGCTTTATTATTCCCTCTTTATTTGGTTTATTTTCTATTCCTAAACGTTTTGCCGTGTTTGATTTAATTAATTCTTCTAAAGTAAAATTTTTACTTAGCTTCATTTAAAGCGTTTTAAGAGGCTTTTAACCCAATTGTATACATCTTTACTTAACATTGCAACAAAACCTCCTAAAAGTCCTAAAATGATGGTTTCAGCTATTGTTTGCGATGGTATCATTGATACCGTAAGCAAGTTCCCGCAAAAGAAACAACCGAAGTATTCTAATTTTTCCATTATGAAATATCAATTATTTTATAAGTTGTATAAACTTCAATTGTTCCTGTTGCACCTGTTGATGGTGCTCCCGTAAAATATAAATATAAAGCTTTTCCCCCAATTGAACTTGTAGAAAGTACGCCTTTAGTATTGAAAACACCACTTAACATCCAACTTATGCCATTATAATTAGGACTTGTAAACATAAATTTATTTTGATACCAATAATTAATAAGATCTCCATCAACATAACCAATAGAACCTCCGTGAGTATTAGTTGATGGCGTTGCGCCTTCTGTATATTCACAATAAACTGCAATTGGAACAATTACTTCTGTTGCAGATCTTTCGGTAACAATTTTTACTCCCGAACTTGCTAACAATAAAAATTGAGAATTATCAATTGATACTTTTTCAGTTAAAATATAATTTTCTGTTTTAATTTTTTTGCTTGTTCCGTCTGCGCTTCCTGTTGTGTCGCTTACGTCTACAAGCATTAATAAATCGTCTCCAGATGGATTACCTGATAATTCCGTTTTGTCTGTTAATCTTTGTCCTGCCATTTTTTAACTTTTTTAAATATGTTTTAAGTTTTTTATAATTTAACTTACTTGATGGATAAATTAATTTTTTAACAATCATAAGTTTTGATATTAGCGCCTGATAAAAAAACACTCATTTTATTACTAATTGGATTTACTCGGTCTAAATTTAATCCCGCAAAATAATTTCTTTGAGTTGGATTTAAATCTGATCCTGTATTAGTATTATATTTTGGAAACAAAGATGTATTATTTGTTATATAATCAATTAGTCTTTGACGATAAAATTCTGCTGCATTTGTAGCCGTGTCCATTACAGGCTTCAAATCGTCATAAGTAGCAGAAACAGATTGTTCATTAGATCCCATTATTACAACGGCATTATTAACAAACCTGAGACGCAAATAAGGGACTAATTGAGTAAATGAAAATTGAACCAAACACGGTTGAATATAAGTTTCAACTAATGTTTTATTGTTTAAATTATCTCCCAATGTTCCGTTTTGAATATGTGTTTTTAAATCATTATCTAAATCCGTTCCTAAAATTGGTAAAATGTGCATATCCTGAGCTAAAAGGATATAAGGCATTATTAATTCATCATCAACCGAACCTTGAATTGCACTATCAATTTTTAATCTACTTGCTGAAATATAAAGTGTATGTTGTATTGCCATAATTTAAACGTCTTTAGCTTTACTTAAATCTATTGTTATTGTCTTTCCTTTATCGTCTTTTATTAAAGTTTGAGTTTTAAGAGATGTATAAGCTTGAGAAATAGGATTTTCGCCCTTGTTTTCTAAATTCATATTAAAATCAAATTTTAAAATATCAAGAGGAACTAAATTATTTCTGCTTGATAATAAATCTTTATATATTAAAACATATGCACAAGAAGATATTGCTTTTTTTATATTTAATTCTATTTTATATATTTTCCAATATGCAGTTGATACTGTTATTCCGTGTGCCGTTGTAAATGATTGTTCGAGTGCCATAATTTTATTTATTTAGGGTAAGCACCTCTATCTTTCATATCTTCAGGTGCTATTCTTGATTCTTTAATTCCTCTTGGACTTGGTTTATATGTTTTAGGTATTGAAGAAACACGTTTATAATCGGTTATATTTTCAGGCATTTCTTCTCCTTTCTTAACTGTTGTTGACTTTTTAAGTCTATATAAAACTTCAACCCATTTATGCCTGCAGTAAATTCCTCCTTTGAACTTGAAAAGATCGTATTTTCTCCCCTTATGTCCTAACTGTCTATTTACTCCGTCTCTACTTGCTTTGTCAATATCTTCTATTCTGTAAACAATTTTTCTGCTTGTTCTTGACATCATATTTTTACAGAATGTTCTTGATGATGAACTCGCTTTAGAAGATCCAATTGCGTATTTAAAACGTATTTTGTAAAATGATTTATCTAAATAACTGAATCCACTCGGTTTATCTGTAATATAATCTTGCGCTAATTCTTCTTTTTTATTGTTTTTTATTAATCTTTTTGCCCATTCTTCGTAAGGTTCTTCGGTTCCTTGATCTCTTTCCTCCACTATTTCCCAATTTTCATCCTCAATAATTTCTCCCTCTAAATCATCGTAAACAGTGTGCATTTCATCGTCTGACATTTCAACAAATTCTTCTTCGTTTGTTACGCCCTCTTTTTCTTGGTCTTCTTCGCTTTGTGTTTCCGTCACATTCAAGTCAATGAAATCAGCCGGTTTAAGCGTTTTAAAGTACAAATCAAGGTCTATATCATTAATTTTAAAAATCTTGCTTAGACCTTTTAAAAGGACGTTTTGGAACGGTATTATTACAGTATTATTAAAAAGACTGTAAGAATCTCTAAGTTCATCGGCATTTGATCCTAATCCTCCACCCTCAGCACGTATTCCAAATAACAAAGGACTTGTTACACGATGCCCGGAAAGAACTTTGTTTACAACCTCTTTAGATAAAAATTGATAACTTTCCGCAGCGTCATTTGTATTAATTGGTACAATTTCAGGTGTTGTTTCTTTCCCATCATTAAACGATATAAGGATGCGCCCACTGTTGCCCGAACCACTAAATTTGTCTTGTATCTGTCTTTCAACAATTCTTCTTTCTTCTTCTGTTGGTACTCCATTAGAGAAATTTATTGCCATACTCGGAAACATTCCGTTAGATATATTAGATAAATGGAATTGTGCAATCTCTAAATCAAGCTGAATATAATCTGTTGAAGCTACATAATCCGGTGCAAAGCCATAAAACAAAGCCGGGTTTTTATCTCTAATCATTAAAATTTGACTTGCTTGAGTACGGTCTTTATCGTTAAAAGCTGCATACGGTCTTGGCTTGTGTTCAGCTTTTTTAAATTTACTCCAATCAGAACTGTAATAATATGTTTGTATTTCTCCGTCAATCAGTTTACCAGAACGAATGTATTGTGCGCCAATGTGAGCAATTTTACTTATTTTTTTTCTGTCTCTACTCCATATTACATTCACATAACACCCCCCAAATAATTTAAGATCCATTGCTAAATCCTTTAAAACGTCATCCGGAGAATCGTGCAATAAGCCATTTAATTTTAAATATGATTCTTTTTTAGCTTCTGATTCGTCAGCGTCAGTTGCAGCAAGTCCCTCGCCATAAATCATTGCGCCAATAGATTTTATTAAAGCACCATTAATCGCTGAACCTAAAAATAAATCTAAAAGATAATTAGGATAAAGATTATCATTACCAAAACTAATCCATTCTTGATTATTTTTTTCAACTAAATGAGGAATGTTGTAATGTGATAATTCTACAAAATTTAATTTCATATTAATTTGTTATATATACTGAATTTGTATCAGCGTCATTATTAGAGTATTCTTTATATTTAACTGCTTGAAAATTGTATGTGTCATCCACTTCATTTGGATAAAATAACATATAACTGTTAACAAGCGTTTGTAAAGCGTTTGCAGGATCATAATCTCCATCCGATTCCATTTCATAAATTTTCAATTGATAATATCCTAACGGAAAATCATCGTTTCCAACTGTAATTATATGGTTTGTTATATCTTCTGTTCCTGTTATAGTATAATTTATTCTAAAACTAATCCAATGTTCGGCTCTATTTATACCAGTGCCTGCAGGAACGCCACTAGGAGCATCAGGGTTTAAACGTTTTATTGTATTAGTTTGTCTGCTTTTTAATTCTATTAAGAATTTAGGATTTGATAAAAAATAATATGTAATTCCTAAATACTCAAAAGTTGTATAAACCGGAGTTGTAATCAAATTAGGAACTATATTAAAAACCCCAATATCAAAAATTGATGTTGAAGATCCCACATTTCTTATTCTTTCTGTTTGCATAAGTTTTTGTAATATAAAAATTCTTTTTTTATGAACTCCGGTGCTTCATCAATTTGTTTTTCTGTTATATGTAAATTAGGCATTATTATTTCTTTATATGCAATACTCCTTTCATATTCCTTTTTCCAACTCATCTTTTTTAATTTTCTTTTTAGGTTTATCATCATAAAAATAATTATCTAATATATGTTGTGATAAATTTTTTATGTGATGTGGTTTTAAACTGTCTAAAGGTCTTTTGAATTCTGTAATGGTTTTACCAATAAATTCTTCTTTTAATTTCCAAGCCATAATCGTTGTTTCTTTACTATAAATATAAAAATTGACATTTTGTTTAAAAATAATAAAAAAAAGGCACAATTTAGTGCCCTTTTCTTACAGTAATATAAAAGAATAGTTTTATCCTGCCGTGACTGTCAACCCTGAGGCATCAGACAAGCCGTTAAACGGTACTTGCAACGCAGATGGAGTCGTTCCACCTATTGACCGATCTAACCAAATCATTGGTTCTAATTCTTCTCCAACCATTGTTAACGTAAATCCTGACATATCGCCACGTGCAGCGCCGGTTACAACTGTTCCTCCCGTAGTTTCGCACCCGTTATCCATACCGATCAGGAACATATTATCCATATTATCTTGAACCCATACTTGAACACGTGATTGACAAATAAGTTTTATTTCATTTGTTTGTTTTACGCTTAATTTTGGTAATGTTAAAGATAATGTTTGTGTAAAAAATGTTGTTCCGTTTTCAGATGAAGCGTTAATTGTAGTATTCAAATTACTTGCACCCGGTCTTAGTAAATATCTAAAACAAGTCGGTGTTGATACTGACGTTCCTGCTGAATCAATCCACGCTGTAAATCCCCCTGTGTCCATTTGTAAAGGATCAGTTGCGTTGAAATCGGCTGCAGAACGCATATTTGAAACGTATTCTTTGCATAGGTAAACTGCTTTTAATCCTCCAATAGAATCTTGACAGTCAACGCTAAAGCCTTTTGTTAATGTACAACTCATAATTATTATGTTATTAAAAAGTTAAAAGGGAGTATTTTCAACCCCCTTTATAAAATGTTTATACTAAGTTTTTACCAACAACACCGTCTGTTGCAACTCCAACTTGAACACCAACTGCAAATTTCATTCCAATTCTTACATTGTCTGAACCATCATATTGATAAGTTGGGATAAGTTGAGCCTCAGTATAATCAGTTGCTAAATTACTTCCAAAAATAAGATTATCTTTATAAGTTGCAACGATACATTTTGAAGGCATACCCGGACATAAATAAACGGGATAACCTAAATAAGTTGGCATATTAATAGCTTGATTAGTCACCATATTTCCCATTCCATTACCACCTGCTTGTGCAAGACCTGATAAATATAAAGAGTAAATTTGATTTCCAACATAGAACCCAAAACCCGGTTTAGACATAATGCCCGGAACAGTTTCTGCAGTTTTCTTAAATACATCTTCAAAGAATGTTAAAGTTCCTGCGCCTGTTTCAGCACCAAGAGTTTCAACTTGTGCAAAATCTTTACAAGCAGATGCGTCTAATCCTGTTTGGTCAAATACACCATCATTAGATACAAATCCAACTGAATTATTAGTTTGGTCAAATTTACCTAACCAAATAGAGTTTTCTAACATCTGTCCGGCTGCGCCTGCAACAGTTGATAATAAGAAATCGCTAAAAGAGTTTGGAAGATCTCCGTTTCTGTCCATCCCTTGACCCATCCAAGTTGGGAAAACTGTCGCACGACAAATTTGTTCCTGAACTTTAAGGTCAATTAATGTTAATACTTGCTCAGTGGTTTCTAAATTGTCTCCCGCATTAAAAGAACACGCTGCGCCTGTTCCTCCCGGTTGAATAATTCCTGTACCACCAGATGCCGTTGTGCCTACATTATTTACAACTGCGCTTTTAGTTAAACCATCTATTGTTCTAATATAATTTTTTGCAACCGTGTCTGGAGATTTAACTGCAGCCGTCACATAAGGCAAAGCCTGAATTCCTGCATATGTATCGCCTGTTATAACAATATCATCTGCAAAGTTTCTTTTTTTATTTAATTTATTGCTCATCGTTTTAAAATTTATTTTAGGTTATTTATGTAATACGCTGCCCTCTCCATTGATGACAGTTTGGTCAAATCTATTGTTGAATTAGTTGTTTCGCCCTCCGGATTGTATTTTAAAGTTTCCGATGCCGGTTCTTCGCTTAATTCAGTGATTTTATTATTTAATTCTTCAACTTGTGTCATTAATTCGCCAATAACATCTGTTGACATTTCTGTTTTTTCTTCTTTTGACGCTTCTACTTTATCAGCTTTAAGATCAGCAACGGCATCTTCAAGATTCTGGATTCTTTTTTCCATCCCTGCCCAATCATCAACGTCAGCTTCTTTACCATCATCAACGGCAAGTTCTTCTTCTTCATTTTCTTTTTCTACTGATTCGGCTTCTTCTCCTAAATCAGTAATTTTAGAATCTGAATCAACAGACATTTTATTACCATTTTCCATTGTATATTCTCCGGACGTTAAAGCTTCTGCCTCTCCATCATCTCCAATTGCGAATACTCTTGATCCAATCATAAATTGTTCATCTTCTGTTGCAATTACTCGTCCATCGTCTAAGTTCATTTCAGCGTAAAATTTAACGCTATAAGATTTTGATTTTTCGTTCATTTTTAAAAGGTTTAAGATTTTGTCTATTGTCTTCATATCATTAATAAATATAATTTGTTAGTTTTTGTTTAAATGTCTATCGGTTTACGGTCTTATTTTTTATTGCTGAACAAACTTTTGCAGCCGTTTCTTTGTTGCCATATTCTTTTATCATATCTCGCATACACTGATCCCAAGGATATTTTAATAAAGCTTGTTTTTTAATAAAAGAAACATATTCTAATTGTTTATATTTTCTTTTATATTTTCTTTTGCCTGTTTCATTATATTCTTCTTTTGTAGTAGAAGTTGCGTGATCTTCACAAGCCATATAAAATAAATTACCGTCCATTATATGCTTGTGGCTTCCTTTACAACCTTTAAACATTTCCGCATAAATGTTGGCTTCTTCTTTAGTTCTAAATAATGGTTCTCCGTCTAATTCTGCAACCGGTGTTAATTCATTTTCTAATATAAGATCTTTTATTTTGCTTAGTGTGATTTCGTCCGGACAGTCTTCACAAACTTCGTCTAATATATCTTTTTGTTTAGAAGCTTCAATTAGTTTATCAGTAAACCAACCCTCAATTGAAAATCCTCTCACTTCTTTATTCTTAATTTTATCCCAAATATCATCGTTTCCCTCCGCACTAACTTGTACAAACCACGTTCCAACGGGCATATTTTTAAATCCCCATAAATTAGACTTATCAAATTTTTCATCCTCTTTAATCCAAGATTCTACAACACTTAATCCATCAACTTGCTCTTGGTGTTCCAAGGTGTGATTATTGTTTCTTAGGCTTGACATAAATAAACTCTGAGCCTTTTTTATAGTGTCTTTAGTAAAATAAACGTCATATTCTTCGTTAGTCTCTTTATCATAACGGTTGATTTTTTTATCTGGAATAAGGACTGCGCCAATAAGTTGTTTTTTTTCTTCATCTACTTTTGCAAGTGATAAAAAATCATTATTGAAAAAAACAAAGTTTTCTTCTATCGCCGGATATTTAACGACCGAAATTGCTTCTACTCCGAACATATCAGCAGATTCATCTATAATTAATTCAATTAGTTTTTTCTTTTTCATACTCATAAATATAAAATTAGTGTTTTTGTTTATAACGTGGCTTGTATTTCTAATTCTTCTTGCAAAGCTTGTGCATCTGAAATATCATTTTCAATTACATAAGCTTGTATTGGTTGTTGATCGGTATTTGTATTATTTATATTTGGTAATAAGGTACTTGCAATTCCTTGAATTCCTCCAACCTCAGGTTCTTCAACTGAATCATCTCCTCCCGTTGTACCTGCGTCAATGTCTGCGCTTCCTCCATCTCCGGGAACTTTGCTTAATACGGCTTTTGCATTAACTATACCGGCTAAAACTGCTGCAACTCCGGAAGCAATTGCACCTAAATTTGCCGGAAATGTAAGTCCCGCACCGGCTTTAATTGCACCCGCAATACCTTGTGCCGTGCTAATTAATATATTTAACATTGCATTCTTTTTTTCTCTTTTAACTGATTCTTTTTCAATTTTAGCAGATTCTTTGTCAAATTCTTTTTGTGATATTAAACCCGCATCTAATTGTTTTTGTAAAGCCTTTTTTTCATCAGATAATTTTTGTTGTCCTAATTGAGCTAAACTCCCCATTATATTCATTGCAGATTCTAATTCCATCTTTTTAACGTCCTCAATCTGCTTTTCTTTTAACTCTTTTTCTTTCTTTGAATTAGCGTCTATTACTCCAAGCCTTTTTTCCTCAGCTTTTATTAACGCTTCAAGTTCTTTGTCTGTTAATTCTTCTGTAATTTCTAAATTTAATTCTCTTGTTTGAAGCAATAAATTTTGACGATCTAATTCGGCTTTTGCTATTTTCTTTTTTTCAGTATCTATTTGTTTTTCAAACGTAACAATTTCTGTTACAACTCGTTTTTGTTTTAATATTGAAGCCGTTTCTAATTCTGTTAATCTAGCTTTTTCAGCAGCAAGGTTTTGCATATCTTCCTCACTTGATTTACCTAAGTCAATTATCTCTTGTAATGCATTAACTTTATCTTCTTGTATAGACATCTCAATTGACGCTACTCTTTGTTCTTCTGCAACCGCAGCTTTTAAGGCAACTAATCTTTCTTCCATTGACTTAGATTCATCTTCTGCTAATAATCTACTTTGAGCAATTAATTTATTTGCATCTGCCCTAACTGTTAGCATATCTCTCTCCCTGTCTCGTACATTTTGTAAAGCTTCTGTTAAATCTCCAACGGCTTTTGTTTCTTCTTTTATCTCTTTTGTAATAGATTTAAAAGTTTCAGCCACTTTAGATTGTTGAACATCGTCTAATCCTGTTGATAATTGAACAAAAGAATCTTTAGCTTGATTTACACCCTCTTTTAATAAATCCATATCTCTTGTAAAAACTCCTTTCACTACTTTTCCTAATGCACCAAATGTGTCAACTAAGGCTTTTACTCTATTTATTAAATTCTCTTTAATAGCGTTTGCAAAGGTTTCTAAACTTCCTAAAGGATCTGTAAATAATTTACTTAATGACATAAATAAAGGTTCAATTCTGTCCCTCAATACATCAAACATTGCAGATATTTTGGCACCCATAACTTCAAATTTCCTTGCCGTTTCTATATTACCACTAAATAAATCTTTTAGCTTCATAAATGCGCTAATAATTAATCCTATTCCCAACGCTTTAAATCCTAATCCTAACGCTTTAGTTCCTCCCGTCATTCCTTTTAAACCCTTTTCAGCGCCTTTAGATGATTTTGCAGTATCTTTTATGCCTTTATCTAATTTTTTTACGTTTTTTTGAGCACCTTTAGTCTCAACGTCTAATATAATTTTTTTTGTTACTGTCATTATCTTAAAATTATTCTTATTATTTGTTTAAACAATCTCCTAAAACTTGTGTGATATTCTTCTAATCCATATTCAAAATCAAGGTTTTTATCTTTATAATCTACTAATTGCAAATGATCTATTGATTTTGTAATAAACTTCGCTGAATCTTCTATATAATTTTTTAATTCCATATTAAATAATCTCCGTTTTCAAATTGTATTCTTTGTCCATTTTGGAATAACGCCCAATTTTCATCGTGTGCAATTCCTATATTATAAATTCTGTTTATGTCTATTTCAGCAGATAACTCCCAAACTCGGTTTGTGTCATTTTGTGAATCTTGAATTCCAAATCGTAAAACTCCCTGATTAATATCAATATATAATGAACATACGCTTAATAATCCTGCTTCTTTTAAACTGAAATCAACAGTTCCTCCAATAGTACCTAATTGAGTTGGTGTTGCTCCATCTACTTTAAACGCAGTATAATATCCGATTCCCTCAGTGCTTCCTAATGGATAAGATGCATTTTTGCCACCTATTACCGTTGCTAATCCTTTTACTCTTATAATTATATTTACATTAGGAGGAATTTTTAATGATTCTTCCCCCTTTTCGCCTCTTGGATAAGCATAATTTTTATTTGATCCAACAGTATTTCCCATTAATATAACTTTATGACTTTCTCCCTCTAAATAAGGCATTAACCTGTTTTTGACGTTATATTTAATAACTTGATCGTCTTTCATATAAGGCAAAATTTCTCTACTGTATTTTGTATTATCGCTTCCAATAACAAACGGTTTTTCTTTTACTCCTAAAATTCCCGTTAATAATCCTTTCAAATTCTGTGTTTTCCATATTGATAAAACACCTTGTTTGTTAGTTATTTTAGCCGGAGGACTTCCCGCATAAGTCATACAAGGATATAAATTTTGGTCTGCATATGTTGTTTGATTCCATAATATAAAACCTCCGTTACAATCGCAACAAGCCGGTTGAGTGTATAAGCTTATTTGAGTTCCTGTTAATGTTGGTGAGCAAGTTGGATCATCATCAGGACACCAAACATAAGCACCATAACCCGTTGTTGCGTCACCAATAAAATTTAATCCTCCAGAAATACCACCCACATAACCTAAAACATAATCGCAATCAGTACAATTTTCTTTAGTGTCTAAAGATTTAATAAATGTTATTTTAGTAGAAGCATTACCATTAACTTGATAATTTTGTATTTTTAAAATCCTCCAATAAGTATCTTTTATAAAAATTTCATCGTTAAATTTAAAATCAAATATGTCGTATGCATCTAAATTTACGAACGCCTCCATTATTCGTGCATTATCGCTATAAATTTCATTTAAATAAGATTTCCAATACTTACCATATAAAGAACCATTAAACCAATTTCCCTGTGTATCTCCATTGTTAAAAATTAAATTAGTTCCGTTTAAAGGAGGTGTTGAATTCCAATAAAGGCTAACAGTGTCAGCATTTAACGAATAAGTATCTGTTGTTCCCGGTACGTCAAAAGGACTGCAAACAGGATATTCATTATAAGAATAAGCCGTTATTATTTCTGCAGTTGAATTATGATTGTGTAAATAATATGTTGTTGTATTATCTGCTGCGTCTTTTACTGAAACGGGAGTTCCTGAGTAATAGAATAATTTAGGTTTGGTTTTTTTAACTACATTATTACCATCATTTTCATTAGATTCATAACCAAATTCATATTGAACAGTAAAATTAGCTAATAAAGATGCGCCGGATTGACTAGCTGATTTATAAATTTGATCGTTAATAAAAGGACTGAAAATTGAATTGTTTTTTAATTCTCCTTTTGCAAATTCGTTAGTATCATCTTGAATTCTTATATGACCAAAAACGTTAACATCTGGATAACGTTCTTTTAATACTGCGTTATTTAAATCAACGTCCTCTTGGTCTGATAAATGAACTATCTTTTTTTGTAATTCCGTGGTGTCTTTTATTATTATCTCTTTAGACGTGTCCAATTTATCTGTCCAACGCTTTATACTACCTAATGCGAGATAATCGTTGTAAGGTTCTATAATTAAGTTAGAATCGTTATCTGGATCGGTTACAACCACTAAATTAAATCTTTCAATTATATCTTTTAAAAAATCCTTTTGTTTTAAATCAGGATCAATGCAAGATGGAATATCAACAGTTGCACCGTAAACGTTAGTTGAATAACCCATCCAATTTATTATTGCAGATGCAGTAAAAGTTTGTGTTCCTATTTGTCCCAATCTTACAACTCCATTAAAAGCCGAGCTAACACGTTCAACATAATATAAACGAAACACAACACACGCAGAAGCGCCAACAGGCATATTTTCTAAAGATACTGTATTAGTCATTCCATACGAACCTGCATTTCCCGTACCATCTGACCATAAATTACCAATTTCAACATTAGTTGAACCGTAAAATTCATCTACTAATGAATTATAAGTTGGAGAAGTGGGATCGTTGTCCCATTTTTGCAAACCTATCCAAAGACCTGAAGTGTATGGAGATATATTTCTAACATTATTCCAAAAAACATAGTTATAAATTTCTATACTCGCCATATCAAAAGCCTCTTTAGTAAAGAAATGGTTTGTTGTATTCCAAATTTGATCTGAATCATAAGGGACGCCAAGAGTGGTTATTGGGAGATTAACTGGACAAGGCATAATTTCATCCGGACAAATATAAGTTGTTCCCGGAATCAAGATTTCCCCCCAATTATCTGTATTACCAACATACATAAGACCACTTGGAGCAGTATTTGCATTTGTAGTAGGTAATGCAGCAGCTTCAATATGATTTGCCGTTGTCATATAGATTTTACTAAAATAATCACTATCTAAAAAAGAAGACGTATAACTAAAACCAGATCTTGCAATAATTCTTTCAAACAATGTTCTTATTTGAATTGCAGGTCTAAATTGAGATAAATTAACTGTATAATTTGAAGCACTTGAATATCCTAAAGTAGTTATATCGGATTGACTCATTCTTAAATAACGATCATTAGTTGGATAATAAAAACCCGGCTGAGTCACGGAAAAAGGATATACAATTTGAGTGATTCCGTTATTAGTTAATGTTGTTCCGGAAGTGTTTTGAAGCGTATTATTCCAACTATTGCTTAAAGTCGTATTGTCGTAAACGTGGTTAAAATCTCCCGAATAACTTCCATCATCTTCTAAAAAAACATCTTTCAAACGGTTGTCTCCAATAACACTAAATAAAGTAGCCGTATTAGATAATAAAATAACTTCATATAATTCAGCTTTTTTATATATAGATTTTAATTGTATTGTTCCCTCAAACTGTGGTGTTGTACCTACAAATAAAACGGCATCAAATTTAGTACGTGTACTAAATACTAATGTTTCTAAATTAACATTATACCAATTTTGGAAAAACTCGTTATTATTATCTGTGAATGGTAATTTAAATGTTTGGCTAAAACTCCCTTTCCTTTTCTCAGGTTCTTTAATGTCAGCAAATTGGAAATTTAAACTTATATTGGGAGATTCTTGCAAGTCTAAATTATACGTGCTATCCTGAGTTGAAGAACTTGTTGCTTTCCTATATGCGACTAATCTAACTTCCATTATGAATTAGTATTTATGTTATTAGCGTATTCTATTTGAATTGTATATTGAATTAATTTATCGTTTGCCTGTGTCTTAACTGTAAAATTAGTATCAACAACATTCACTCCCTGCGTGAATTCTGTATCAGTATTTTGAACAACCTGAACTTCGTTAGACTTCATTAGGCTTTGTAATAATACTGCATCTTCCTCACTTATCCAATCAGTCCTTAAAGTCTCTGTAAGCGTTGCTTCTGTGCTTCTAACGGTCTTTCCTCTTTGTGTGTTGTTATAGAAAAATTTACTTGAACTGTAATAACCCATTAAAGTTGAATAAGTATCTCTTTTAACATTTAATTTCTCAGTTGATTTACAAGTAAAATTAAAATAATCATAACCTCCAACAGTATTAACCCAAGCTAATCTCCTTGTTTTGAATCCTTTTATTCTGCAATTATCTCTTTCAAATTCGTAAACATCTGTTCTTGCAGATCCTCCAGATTCAAAACCTTGTATTGTGTATCTAACCCAACCATTATTAGAGGCATTAGACGGACGTGCAACAACGTTTGAACCGGCTTCAAGGTTAGCCGTTCCGCATCCGAAATATAACAATCTATATGGATCATTATCCAAATCATCGTTAACAGAAACCGGATCATAACCACCATAAGTTGTTGAATTTGTTATGGTTGTAGATGATAATGCTACTCCTAAATTCGAATAATATATTATATTAATTTTATCAATTTCACTATCAAAATTACCGTTATCATTTAAAAACGCAACAGTATGAAAATCGTCATCTCTAATTTTTGTCCTATAAACTTTAGCTGAATTATATTTAGAATTTTGTTTAATTAAATCGCTTAAAAATAGATCAGAAGATGAACTTGCTTGATATTTTTGAAACGCCGTTCCTTGTATAAATAATGGATCTGTATCTCGTTGAGTCAATAAAGGTAAAGACGCCTTAAGGTAAAACCGTGTATTTGTTGCGGTGCTTCCTGTATTTTCTGTTGGTACTTGATTTGCGTTAACTGAGTATTCTTGATAAGCTTTTACAAAAATTTTAGTTATTTGTGTTTTGTCTGTTCTTTTGTCTCCACTAACAGAATAATAATCAGAGGTTGTAGAGCCAACACCGGTATTAGCACAAAGTTTATGAATTGTTTGAAATGGTTGTCCGGCTATATTCTGATCAAATATGGTATTAGTTAATTGACTGTTTACAATCTTTTTTAAATCAAAAAATGCTCTTGCATTATTGTTATTTATATCAACAGAATAACCGTTTCTACGTTGTTTAATTTTACCTAATAAAGTTCCGTTATTATCATTTATTTTTATTTCTAAAATCAGTTTATAATAAAAAAATCCTGCAATGCTTGAATTCTGAATTACCATATATCCAATAACAGGATTCCAATTAGTTATTACAGGGACTTTATCGCCACTGTTTACAGGTTTTTGTTCAAATAATATGCTCATAATAATTCTGTATTTAATGATTTATCTAATGATTCTAACAACTCATCAGCATAAGCGTCTATAATTTTAGGCATAAATGCCTTTACTTCTTGTTCATAAGGTTTTGTAAAAAATAATGTTCTATAAAGTCCCTTTCTAAAAATTGATCTTTGTATTAAATAAGCCATAGATTTACGAGTTATAAATTGTCCTTTAGAATTCCGAGCCTGTTTTAATGGTTTGCTAACAATCCATTTGTCAATAAATCTTCTGGGAGGCATTTTGTCTTTAAATTTAAAAGGACTTTTAATTGCTCGTAATGTTCCCGTTCCTCCACGTTTAGCCTGTTTACCTGATTTTGCAGTTCCTCCAACTGACTTTCCCGATCCTCTAACTCCCTGATCTACGAATTGCCAATAATCCTCAGCGCCTCCAAAACTCCATTCTAATTCAACTCCCTTTTGACCTCCTTTTACGTTATATTGAATACCATCATATAAAGTATTACGGCTTGTTTTTTTGCTATAAGGTTTTGCCGTGACTAAATTTCTTCTGGATTTATCAACAACAGTTTTTCCTAAATCTTGTAATACTTGAATTAATTTACTCATTATTAAACCGAATAAATAGGTGCTGTGCACAAATTGTTTTTATTATTTACTAATACTTGTATTTCGGCAGTCCATCCACTTAACACATTATCAAATTGCATTGTGATAGGTTGTGCGTTTATAGGAATTTGAATTATCATTTCTTTATCCAAAACGTCAACAGGATAAGCCGGATTTCCTACAACATCGCTTAGATTTTGTTTAAACGTGCTTATTAAGTCTTTTAAAATGTTTAAAGTGAAATTATAAGTGTCTCCAACTGCATCTCTTTTATCTTCAAAATTATTTACAACGCCTTCAAAAAAATCTTGCTTTTCAATATCTTCGTTTAATGTCTGTTCTAATACGTAAACAGTGAACGAATAAGTCATTGTTCCGGTGTCTATATTAACGTTGCCCGGTTCAAGATAAACTAACGGATAATGTTTAGCGCCTAATTTATTTATGTCTACTTCGGATAATTGACCGCAAAAAAAAGCTTGAGGATTTCTTAACGCTTTTGTTGCTTCCCTAAAATTCTGAACTATTTTATTGTAATTTATCATAATTATTATTATTTGTATTGTTGTGATCCTGAGTAAAAGCTAAATAAGTAAGCACTTCTAAAATCGGTTTTTTTACTATTTTTTCAATATCTAAAATACTGTTTGATAATCCGTATAATATATTATACCAACCCCATTTGCTTTCCATATTTACAGAACCTTTTTTATCTGTATTTTCTTGTTCTGTTTTTTCAAATAATTGTGAGAAATCTTTACTAATTTTTCTCCTAAAGTCAAAAAAAAACCTAAGCTTGATAACGCTATATCCATTGGACAACTTTTAAATAATTCTTCCTTAAATTGATCCGGATCGTAATCCTCAATAGCATAACGTTCCCCCCTTTTAAATGTAATCTTCCTGTAAAGAATAGACATAATTACGTGCAAATTTTCAATTGGTTCTTTGCAATAGTTTTCTAAATCAATATATTCTCCCGTTGTCAGTTTAGATAAATTAGGTATAAATCCATAATCTTCATTATCAAATTTAAAACGTTTTTTAAACATCATCTTATTTGGCTCAGTGTCAACTAATTCTTTAATAATTTTAACAATATCTTTAAGATCTTTAAAATTCATTTGTTTTACTATTGTCTCAGTCGTATTACATAATAACGCAATACTATTTATAATCTTTTTTCTTTCGTCAATTTTAGATCCCTGAACTTTTATATACTTCTGGTAAACACTTATTGTTATGTCTTCCCATTTATTCGGAATAGTTAATTTAACTTCTTTCATTACTTATAAATATAATTTTTAGCAATTTGTCTTTTTTACGAATATAAATAAAAAAGGGACTGAGCCAAAGTTATTTAGCAAACAGTCCCAATTTAGTTTATGGCAGGGGCGGAATTCCTTCTCTCTTGTTGCGTTGGCTACTGCAGTTAGCTGATTTTTCTACCGTCATTCCCTACTGTTAAGAGTTTTGCTAATAATCCGTTTATAAAATAACCGTTGGTTAATTGGGATGTTCACGCTTT